TCCTTCATTTTGCTTTACTTTAGTAGAGGCTTGACTATTAAAGTTCCAATTATTTACACCATCTCTTTCTGCGATGACTCTTCCACCCTGTCCTTGAGCATTGCTATACTGCAACATATCAACATGATAAGTTCCATCTGCCATCTTTGTTGTTCTGGTGGCGGTATAGATTGTTTCTTTACTGTTTCCTGACCCTATAGTTACAGGACTAATCTTACTTGTTACAACAGTCATCTAAAGATGGTTTTTATTTATTTAGTACCCGTTTTGTATATTGTAACGAGAGTAAGTCATCGAGTTCTTCTCTTTGAACAATATAGACCTGAGTTCCTAACTCTTCCCAGGTATATTGTCTGTAATCTCTCCAGTGAAAGTTGATACCACGAAACCCCCAAGAGAAGACATCACTTACTGCAACTAATGGATGCTGATCATATTCAATGTTTGGAGTCTTTGCATAATATTTAAAGGTACAAATGTTTCCTTCTTCAGGTATAGGTGTCACAGTATCATTTAGAGCATACATAATCAACTCCATTCTATCATCAAGATTCTTCTCAGATTGGAGGTCTTGCCTTATAGATTCGATACGGTTCATTTGATACCTAGTTCGTCTTCTGTGATGATCTTAAACTCAATTCTTCTGTCTTCACAAAATTCAACTGCTGCTTTCCACTTTGCTTTATTCACTTCCCAAGTTTTGCATTCAAAGATATAAGATTTAGTAACTCTCTGTTTCTTTTTTGGTGGTTTTGTTTGTTTCTTTGGTTTGACTTCAATAACATAGGTCTTGATTTGACCTGTGCTTTCTCTTACTTTTATGATAAAGTCTGGGTAGTATTTGTGAACTCTTTTATCAAGAGGAGACATGTATGGGATGTAAAATTCTTCACTACCCCACTGAAGAATGTTCTCATTCAGATCACACCAACGACAAAACTTGCGTTCCCAACTACTTCGGCATATAATATTGTTAGGATCGCCCTTATATTTCTTAGGAAATGATGGTCTGTATTTACTCTTGATACTTTCTGCCATACATAATATATAAGGTAAAAACTATTTATAAATGCCTGGCACAAAATTTTCATACGGGAATAAAGTTCCCGGTATAAAAGGATTAAGGACAAAGATTCTTGCGCCTGCACTAACCTCTCATTATGAGGTAAAGATTCCTAGAGCAACTGCAGAGCAGTTGTCGGGTAATGCTAGGGGTGCTCTCAATTCGATATTGGATCCAATCTTGGGAACGGATGGTCAGGAAAATTTAAACATATCTTGTTCCGAAACTAATCTTCCTGGTTCATCCATCGCAACCTTTGAGGTAAAGAATGATTATGCTGGTGTAACTGAAAGATATGCACACAGGAGAATGTATGATGATAGAATTGATTTTACTTTCTATGTTGACTCAAATCAGTATACGGCAATTAGATTTTTTGAAGCTTGGATGAGATTTGTTACTGGTGAAGCAGGAACCAGAACAGATGGAGACACAAGGGAATTAACTAATCCTGGATATCATTACAGGATGAACTTCCCTGAATCATATAGATGTGAAAGAGGACTTAAGATAATAAAGTTTGAAAGAAATTATAAGAGTAGTTTGGAGTATGAATTCATTGGAGCATATCCTGTCTCTGTATCATCAATGCCAGTGAGTTATGATTCCTCCAATCTCTTGAAATGTAGTGTCTCTATGACATATTTGAGATATGTCATGACAGAAATTACTCAAGTGAATAAAACACCAGATACTTCTGTTAAAACTCAAGATCCCGATAAATCGAATACTCAGGAACCACCAGTTGCTCAAGAGAAAGCTTCTGATATTATCCAGAACACTGGACCTGAAGGGGAGGGTCTTTATGATTCTGCAACTGGAGAGAGATTACTTTCTACAGAACAGCAATAAATAATCACACTGAAATACATCTATAGGTCATTATGCCTTTACCAAAGATTGCTACACCCAAGTATGATCTTGAATTGCCATCAACTGGAGAAACAATTCAATACAGACCTTTCCTAGTCAAGGAGGAGAAACTTCTTGTCCTTGCAATGGAGAGTGAGGATACAAAACAAATCACGACAGCAATTAAGTCTGTTCTGAAAAACTGTATTCAGACAAGAGGAGTCAAGGTAGAAACTCTTCCGACATTTGATATTGAATATCTCTTCCTCAACATTCGCGGAAAGTCTGTGGGTGAAGAAGTTGAAGTTAGTTTAGTTTCTCCTGATGATGGTGAGACTGAAGTCAAAGTCACAATCGGATTAGATGATATCAAGGTAGCAAAGAATGATGATCACACCAAACAGATTAAACTTGATGATACTTTAATGATGGAAATGAAGTATCCTTCACTGGATCAGTTCATTTCAAATAACTTTGAATTTAATGAGAAGAATCAATTAGAACAATCATTTGATTTGATTGCATCTTGCGTTGATAAGATTTATAGTGAAGAAGAGGTATGGGCAGCAGCGGATTGTACCAAGAAAGAAATTAAAGACTTCCTTGAGCAGATGAATTCTACCCAGTTTAAGGAAATTGAAACTTTCTTTGAGACAATGCCAAAACTTTCACATACCGTGAAGTTTGTAAATCCAAATACCGAGAAGGAAAATGAAGTCCTTCTGGAGGGACTGGCAAGTTTTTTCGCCTAGGCATGATCCACATGGATCTTGAGGCTTATTTTAGACTCAACTTTGCCTTGATACAGTACCATAAATATTCATTAACTGAGATTGAGAACATGATGCCTTGGGAACGAGACATCTATGTGGAACTCTTGAGGCAACATCTCAAGGAAGAAAAAGAAAAACAAGAACAGCAGCAACGAAAGTATGGCGGCTAAGACCTCTGATCCTATTGATATCCTCCTTGAGATGGGTATTGACCTCGACAATCTGTCGGAGGAAGAGGATTATCTTAGTGCCTTAAAAGAAGCGATTGCAAAGATACAGTTTCAGACCAAAGGTGCTGGTGATGAGCGCCAACGTATTCTGCAAGAAGAAGTAATAAAAGTAAGGAAGTCAAGGAAAGCAGCAGACCCGAAGTTTAAAGCAAAGAAGACAACAATAAAACCAGATGCTTTTTTTGATAAGAAAAAACCAGAGGATCAAGCACAACCAGTTCCAGGACAGAAAGCACTTCCTGGACAGCAGACTGCTGCGATTGTAAAGAGACAAACAATCAGTCCAGAAGTTTTTAAAAGAGCAGAAGAACCAGAAGTAGATGATGATAAAAAGAAGAGAGTTAGAAAGAAAACTAGCGATCCACTAAAAGATATTCTAAAGGCTGTCAATTCTATATTGGCAACTTTAAAAAATCAAAATAAATTAACAAAGAAACAGGCGGAGAGAGATAGGAAAGATGCTGAAAAAGCAAAGAGAGGTGCTCAGGAAGATGATTTAGAACAATCTCCCTTAAAAAAATTCTTTGATGGTGCAAAGAAACTTGCAAAACCAGCAATTGGTTTCTTTGAGAGTATCATGAATTTTATTATGAAGGTTTTAATTGGCAGATTGCTGGTTAAAATTCTTGGTTGGATGGGAGATCCAAAGAATGAGAAGAAGATGAAGGCAATCATGGACTTTTTTAAAGTCACATGGCCTGCATTCCTTGCTGCATTTTTAGCATTTAAGTTTGGTCTAGTTGGTTTTATTGGTAACTTAATTGGTACTATTGGTAGATTCATTCCTAGAATACTTAGATTAATTCCTAAGATGGTAAAGGGATTAGCACGACTAGCAATGGCTAATCCGATAGCAACAGCAGCAGTTGCAGTCGTTGCAGGCACTGCCATTGCTGCTGTGGCATCAAACCAAGAGGGAACAGCAGTAATTAAAGATCCAAAGGACCCCGATAAGTCTCATGCAGATGAGATTAGAGAATATGGTGGGATGACGGGTGCTCCTATCAGTGCTGATATGTTAGGATTTAGTGGTGGTGGAAAAGTCCCTGGTAGTGGACCTAATAAAGACACTGTACCAGCAATGCTCACACCAGGTGAGTTTGTTATGAGTAGAGGTGCAGTTCAAGAATATGGTGTTGATACTTTAGAATCAATGAATGCCATGGGTGGCGGGACAAACATGCCTACCGTTGCATATAATGGTGGTGGAGTTGTTCGTGGTTATAATGGTGGTGGTCAAGTTGATCCCGAAAGTGGTCTTCCAATGAAGAGTGCTCAAAATAAAGAGACAGGCAAAGCAGATACAGATAAAGATGCTTTGACAGAGACCATCTCTGTTCCTAAAGATGGATCGACTCCTGGACAACAATTTGCGAAGGGAAATTTTGGTCAAGCAATAAAACAGTTCTTATTTGGATCCGATCAAACTAGCGATAGTGATGGTGGCGGAGAGGAAGAAAAATCAGAAGAAACTCCTGTCACTTTAGGAGAACCTGCAAAGTCTTTAATTGGTAATGATACAGAATTCTTGACAAAAGTAGACGAGGTTTCACAAAAAATTGGAGCAAATCCAGCAGATCTTTTAGGTCTAATGGCATCAGAATCTGGATTAGATCCGCAAGCTGTTAATAGTAGTAGTGGTGCTACTGGTTTGATACAGTTTATTCCATCAACAGCAGCATCGTTAGGAACATCAGTTGGTGCTCTTAGGGGAATGAATAGAGCACAGCAGATGGAGTATGTTGAAAAATTCTTATTGAAGACTGCACCACCGAACCCAACTCCAGGACATTTATATACTTCAGTATTCTTACCCGCTTTTGCGAAGAAACCTGCAGATTATGTTATTGCCAAGAAAGGTGGATTTACTAGTAGTTGGGGACATCACCCTGCATCATGGTACGCTGGAAATGCGGGTCTTGATATGAATAGAGATGGTAGTATTCAAATTGAAGAACTCGGAAAGAGAATCAAGGATAAGCAACAGGCATTTGGTATTGGTGGAGGAAGTGCAGTCCAGGTTTCATCAATCGATAGTTCAGAAGATTTAGCTCCATCTGGAGGAGGACCTAGCGGACCATCTGGTGGTGATACTCAACCACCTTCAGCACAAATGAAACCTGCTGGCAAATCTAAACCATTACCTCCACCATCTAGAGGTCAGAAATTGTCTGACTTATATGCTCAACAAGAGGCAAGAGCTGGTAGAGGTCCATCCTCATCTCCTGGTGCTGAAGGTGCGAATCCAGGTGCTCTTAACACACCAAACTCTAATGATCTTCCTCCAATTGATGCTAATGCAATGATATCAATGGAGAAGATCAAAGTTCTTGGATTAACGGTGGTCTGATATGGCATTAGGATTACTGGCAGGAGTAGGAAAAAGTGCTTTAGCAGGAGCAGCGAAGAATGTTGCTAAAGATAAAGCAAAAGATTTTATTACGGGTAAGAAAAAGAAAGTAAAACCCGATGCAATCAAGAAGAAAGGTGGCGGGGAAGAAGTACCTGGTGAAAAAGGTGGTGCATTAGCAGTAAGACCACAGGCATCCTTGGTTCCTGCTCCTGCTGATGTGAGTGCCATTACTCCTATCTCTGGTGCAGAGATGGCATCTACGAAGGGAAGTGATAATGAAGAAGATATAATTAATGTTAT